ATTGACATATTCTGTGCAGCCGACTTTCCGTAACCATTCCCAGGTCTCTTTGAAAATCTCCTCGGCGCACAAATCAACACCGCTTTTTTGCTTTGCTTTCATGTATTCCTTGATGGGCGGCATATCCACACCCTCAAGGTCAGCACCTTCCGGCAGATCGATTACCTGTGCAGGCTTGCCCGCAGAGATTTTCTCCGTCAAAGGCTTTCGTTTGGGTCCGCTGCCCGGTCTCGCACCGCCTCGTGCTGTTCCGTCCTTGGCCATTTTTTCACCTTCCTTTCTGCTTGGGGGTTAATACCCCGTTTGAATAGCAAAAAATGCACACGTGACCCCAGGCCGCTGCCCCATAATAAAGGTCCCGGAGATTTTACCGCCCCTACCGGTCACCAATTTCGTGGTGGATCTTGGTGTGGCAGGAACGACAAAGGCTCATAAGGTTGTCCCTTGCATGAGTGCCACCCTGTGAAATAGGAATTTTATGATGCACTTCCTGGGCAGGGACAAGGCGACCTTCCTTCTCGCAACGCTCACAAAGAGGATGCTGTGCGATGTGTATGTCTCGTATGCGTTTCCATGCACGGCCGTACTTCTTGTTGATGTCCGGGGAACGCTCGTACTTGTTGTACTGCTTCCTTGCTATGGCTGCGTGTTGCTCACAGTACTGTCCGTCAGTAAGGTTGGGACAGCCAGGGTAAGAACACGGACGTTTGGGTCTGCTTGGCATTGGCTCACCTCCTGCGCTTACGTTCGCCCAGCTTGTATTTGAGGATGTACCATATCTGTTCCAGATAGCCGACTTTACGGTAGCCCATACAAACCTCTCCTTTCTGGGCATAAGAAAAGCCCTCGCAGGATTGCTCCCACGAAGGCTGTTCTGTATTCTCCTTTGCCAAGTATATCATATCACACTTTATAGGGTGACATGGGGTGACATTTAGTGACAAGATTGCGGAATCGCTACATTTTCCAATGCTTCATCGTGGAGACGGTATAGCTGCCGGACGCTGTATCCCATATCCACGGCAATCTGCTCCCAGGTTTGGTAGCACAGATACCGCTTTTCCAAAAGGGTCTGATACTCGATGTTTTCCACGGCTTTTATCACCGCCACCATTTCACGCTTCAGATCCACAAGGCGGTCAATGTCTCGGTTGATTTCAGCCTGCAGGTCAATGATCTTGCAGACGGCATCTGCCATAGTGGAAGTTCCACGGTTGGGGTTTCTCGGCATACCCGTCAGAGTGGAGGTGCATTTTGTGGCGAGTTCGTTGAGGGTGGCAACCTGGGCGATTTTTGCATCTATCCGCTGATCGAGGCGGTGTGCTTGGGAAAGGTATTCTCGTGCGGTCATGCTGCCACCTCCTTGCGAACCATAGCCCGGACACCGTTCATAAGATATTCGGCGTCAAGGTCTGTAAGCGTTCCATACCACCCAGAACGGAAAAACCGCTCAAGGTTGGCAACTTCACGGGCGTAGTCATCGTTATGGGGATGCTTGAAGTGGTATTTGAGTGCTTTTTTGTAGTCTTTTACGGCCAGTTCTACAATGGCGTTGGCTAATGCCTGAAAAGGGTTCATATTTGTACCTCCGATATTTGATGTTCCTCGGATTGGCACAGATTGTCGAAAGTTGTCGATTATTGTCTTAGATTTGTAGGTCTGCTTTTACGGCATCAATAAGTGCCGTCTGGGTATGCTCCTTTTGGGAGAGGGCTTTCATGATGCGGTTATCAATGGTGCCCTTTGTGATGATGTGCTGTACCACCACGGTTTCGGAGGTCTGACCCTGCCGCCACAGCCTTGCTACGGTCTGCTGGTACAGTTCCAAAGACCAGGTAAGGCCGAACCACACGAGAGTGGAGCCGCCGGATTGGAGGTTGAGACCGTGTCCGGCAGAAGCAGGATGGATAAGTGCCACAGGGATTTCTCCATTGTTCCATCTGCGGATGCTGTTGGAGTCATCAAGGCGGGAATGTGGGATATGCAGTTTTTTCAGCCTTGCGGTGATGCGTTCCAGATCGTGCTTAAACCAGTAAGCCACAAGAACCGGCTTGCCGTTGGCGGCTTCAATGATATCTTCCAGTGCATCCAGTTTGCGGTCATGGATGTGGACGGTGTTGCCCTCGTCATCGTAGATAGCGCCATTTGCCATCTGGGACAGTTTGCCGGAGAGGGACGCTGCGTTTGCAGCGGTAATTTCGCCATCTTCCAGGGTGAGTACCAGGTCACGCTTGAGGTCTTCGTAATGCTCCCGCTCCTCATCGGATAGGCGCACCTCATATTCGCTGCTGACCAGTTCCGGCATCCGCAGGTGGTCGTTTGCCTTCATGGAAATGGTGATATCACCGATTTTGTTATAAATAGCTTCTTCGGCATACGGCAGAGGCTTGTAGGAGTAGATGATCTGACCGTTCCGCTTGTCCGGCTGAAAGTAGTCGGTGCGGTATTTGGTGATAAACCTGCCAAGCCGCTGACCCATGTCCAGGATGCGGAACTCTGCCCACAGATCCATCAGACCGTTGGAAGCAGGAGTGCCAGTCAGACCAACGATGCGGCTGACCTTGGGTCTGACCTTCAGCAGAGCCTTGAACCGCTTTGTGTTATGGTTCTTGAAGGAGGACAGTTCGTCAATCACGATCATATCGAAGTTGAACGGGATGCCGCTTTCCTCCACAAGCCACTGGACGTTTTCTCTGTTGATGATGTAAATATTGGCGGGTCGCAGCAGAGCAGCTTTGCGCTCATCCGCTGTGCCAACTGCCACAGAGCAGCGAAGGTGCTGAAGGTGATCCCACTTTTCAACCTCGGCAGTCCAAGTGTCCCGTGCTACACGCAGGGGTGCTATCACAAGAACCTTGCTGACCTCAAAGCTATCAAACATGAGGTTGTTGATTGCGGTCAGCGTGATGCTTGTTTTTCCAAGACCCATGTCTAAAAAGACGGTGGCGATGGGATGGGTCTCAATGTAGTCAATAGCGTATGCCTGGTAATCATGGGGTTCGTATTTCATCAAGAATCCCTCCAATCTGTTCTTCGTGATCCAGGATGTAGACCCGGAAGCCTAATTTTCTCAAGAGTGTGTGGCGGGAAGTCTGTAATGGCCGTGGCTTTTTGCCTGGGGCCTTTACTTCCACAAAAGCCATACAGCCACCGGGCAAGAGAACGATTCTGTCCGGCACGCCATCAAATCCAGGTGAAACGAACTTCAGACAGATGCCGCCCTGCTTTTTTACCATCAGCGTTAATTTCCGCTCGATTGCTTTTTCTCTCATAATGCTTTCTCCATTTGTTTTTTGATTGGGGTAGCGGTCTGTAATGGTCATTTACTAAACTTTTTCTTATGGATTTTTTATGATTTTTTCCTTTAAGAGAATTTTTGTATTTGACTATCACCGACCGCTACCCCCTGTGTCATTTAGTCCAGAAAATCCTCAAAATCACCGTCATCGGTCTTCACGCACAGACCTTTGATATACTTGCGACCCTTGGACTTGGTTTTCGTGAACCCCGCATTCTCAAGGGCAAAGTAGAAGTCAGCGGTGCTGCGGACATATTCGTTGGTGTCCAGGCAATAGTTGCGGTATGCCTGGTAAAGGGTGCTGGAACTTTCCTTCAGACCCTCACCAACCTCGCACTTTTCTGCCAGGAAGTTGCCGAACCAGTCGTTCTGGCTGCGGTAATCGTCAATGGCTTTCTGCACGGTAGCCGGAACCGGGAACTTGTAGCCCAGGTCGATAACCTTCTTGGCGCCTTCGATGATCCATGCGAGAATGCTCTCGGCAGCGTTCTGATACAGGTAATCGCCATAGTTCTTGATATCGCTCTTGCCTTCGATCTTGGCATTGAAGGGAATGACAATCAGTCGGCGCCAGGTACCGTCATCGGAGGCGCTGACTCTGGGCAGATGATTGGTGTACAGCACCAGGCTGTGGCTCGGAGAAAAGCTGAAGGGGTCTTTGTACTTCTTTTCCGCAAAAATGTCATCGGTCGAGCAAAGCTGCTTGACGGTGGAATCGTTAAGACGAGCGCCTTCCTGCATCTCGGCAGCAATGAGCAGACGCTTGCCCTTGACCTCTGCCATTTCCGGCTTCACGTTGCGGCGACATCCGAAGGTCAGCGTGTCAGCGGAGATGTTGCCGCTGTACAGACCAAGGACACGGGACACGGAGTTCCAGAAGGTGGACTTGCCGTTTCGGCCGCAGCCGTATGCGATGATGAGGGCTTCGACTTCTACTTTGCCAATCACCGCCAGGCCACAAATCATCTGCACATAGTCGATGAGTTCCTGGTCACCGCAGAAAATGGTGTTCAGGCAGTCGAGCCAGATCTGCTTACCACGATCACCGGGAGAAACGGTAGTGGTCTTGGTGATAAAGTCCTCCGGCGAATGATCCCTTGCGCCTGCCAGCCCCAAGCGGAGGTCATAGGTGGCATCCGGGGTGCAGAGCAAGTAAGGGTTGGCATCCAAATCCTGCGGTGTGATCTCAAGCATCGGACGGGACTCCTTCAGCGTGGCGGTGATGTTCTTGGATGCGCGGCGCTGAATAACATAGGACTGGTATGCCTTTGCAGCGAGGAATGCTTTGTAGGCTTCAGCCTGATCCTCGTTCATCATGCCTTCGGCTTTGGCTTTGCTGTTGTTATCCAGGATGTCCTGGGCACCGCAAGCCTTGAGGGTGGCAAGAGCCGCCATCATATCAGCGGATGCCTCTTTCAACTGGCGGCGGGTCAGTTCGTGGGCAACTGCCTGGGAGCCGGGTTCGGTTTCCTGCCAGTATCGACCGTTATAGCGGATGTAGTGGGTTGCCGGAGAATAACGCAGTTCCCCGGAGAAGTGCTTTGCCAGAACCTCGGCCTGCCCGACATCGGAGAAATCGTCCGGCCTGTAGGAGGTGTCGTCATTGTAGAGTTCGGGAGAGATATATCCGTCCTGCTGCTGAACCTTGGCATAGAACTTCTGGGCGCTGTGCCAAATGGTCATCAGTTCCTGCTGTTCCAGAGGAGGATTGCACTTGCCGGCTTCTTCCATAAAGCACTGGAAGGCAGTATCGTTGTCACCGTACTTTTTGATGACGCGACCGGCAAAGCGGGACATAGTGGCATTACGGCTTCCTTCGGGGATAACCTGCGCTCCGCCATAAGAGCCACCGGGCATATCCGCATCAAAATCCTCTGCGGACAGATATTCGCTCAAGGTCATCTCGCCAGAGAAGATTTCTACCTGGGGATCTGCCGTGCCAAAGAAGAAACGGGCAGCATCCAAAGCCTTGGTGTCAAAGTACGGGAAGATGGTGTTGACCAGCTTTTTCATTTCGCTGTACGCTGCCGGATCGGTCATGTACTCAATGGGAAACAGCACATGGAACTTGGGACGAGCGGGCTTGCCGTTTTTCTCACGCATATTGAAACGGCTGTAGTGGACTGCAAAGGTAATGCCGGGGAACGCTGCCTGGACATCAGCGGGAGTGACCCAATCGGCAGGGTTCTCGGAGTGGTCATTGTCGCAGTCCACGGGCAGACAGTCCGAACCGAGGAAATTCTCGCCATTGCGGTAGTGGTTCATATACTCGGCGCACACATAGTCACGGCTGACGGCGGCAGCAAGATCCGAGGCTTCCGCCACCTCCGTTTTGTGCGGATAGGAGCAGTTGCTGGGTGCGTTGATAAAATCTGCACTATAAAGGGTGAACATGATTTATACCTCCTCGCAATTTTCGGTAAAGTAGCGCAAGCGGTAGTTCTTCCACTTGGCTCTGCGGATTTCAGCTTCCATGCCGGAAGAGATGCGGTCACCAAAGACCCACACCTCGCTGCACTTGCTCATGAGGGCATTTCCAAAGAACAGACCCAACTGGCGCTCTTTGGGATTGCTATCATTGAGGAACTGCGGAAACAGCAGGTGCGGAGCAACAGGGATATATCCCTTGTCCACGGCAAAGCGGCTGTACTGTCGAGCATTTTCGACATTCTTCGACACATCTCCGGCATAGGGAGAGCAGATGTAAACGATGGGACGGAAGGCACGGAGCGCCCGCTCTTCCTTTTCAATGGCTGTCAGAGCCTCATAAGCGGTGGGGTCATAGTACCGTTCCGCATTTAGTTTGCTTATACTCATAGGATTTACCTCTTAATCTTTCTTGTAAAAATCAGTCTCGTAACCATCGGCACGAAGCTGTAGCCCCTTTGCCCAGGGAGGGGTTCTGCCCATCTGATCGCAGACTGCCTGCATAGACATTCGGCGGTCAGCTTCAATGACCACTTCGTCATGGATGTGCATCACAATGGAGCAATGGCGAAGGGTGGTCATGGCATAGCAGAGAATGTCGCGGGCGGTTGCTTGAACGATGTTCTCCACGAATTTGGGTCCGTAGCTGTCGAGCCGCTCCCACTTTTTCGTGCCGCCGACACCCTCGTAGGTGATGCAATCACCACCGAATTTGTTAGTGCCGATCTTTGGCTTCACATAGGCAAGTTGTCTGCCGGAAGGAAGCGTGATGAACAGCATTCCGCTTTTGCAGGCAAAGGTGATGCCGTGGGTCTCGTTGGTGTGCTTGAAGCGTACAGCTTCCATAGCGGCACGGTCAACATCCCACCACAGCCTTGTGATATTGGGGTTTGCCTGTCTCCAGGCATCTACCAGGGGTGGGAGTTCCTCTTCGGTTAATCCCATATCCAAAGCACCCATCGCTTTCAGCGCACCGACAGATCCACCGTAACCAAGAGCCAATTCTGCGATTTTGCCTTTCTGCCGGAGATGTCCGTTGATGCCGTGCTTCTCGACAGGGACGCCAAACATCTGTGAAGCAGAGGCGCAGTAGATGTCCTTACCCTCGGCAAAGACCTTCTGTCGCCAATCCTCTCCGGCAAGCCACGCAATCACACGGGCTTCAATAGCGGAGAAGTCTGCAACGATGAATTTGCGGTTACCCTGGGGAACGAAAGCGGTGCGGATCAGTTGGGACAACGTATCCGGCACATCATCGTAGAGCATTTCAACAGCCTCAAAATCTCCGCTGCGGACAAGGGCACGGGCTTCAGCCAAATCCTCCAAGTGGTTCTGCGGAAGGTTCTGCATCTGAATGATGCGACCTGCCCATCTTCCTGTGCGGTTTGCACCGTAGAACTGGAACATTCCTCTGGCACGACCATCGGCGCAAACAGCAGTCTCCATTGCCTGGTACTTCTTCACCGAGGATTTTGCAAGCTGCTGACGAAGGGACAGAACGGTCTGTAACTGTGGAGGGGCTGTTTTCAGCATCTCTGCTACAGCCTTTTTCCCAAGGGTCTCCGTTTCCATGCCGTTATCTGCAAGCCACAGTTTCATCTGCTGCACGGAGTTGGGGTTTTCCAAAGCTGTCAGGTCCTTCATAGCCTGGGTCAGTTCGGTGCGGGATCTGCCGTCCATCTGAATGGCTTGCTGCACCAGTTCCATATCCAGGGCAACTCCACGGTCATTGATTTCCTGGTCGATGTGGTATTCGTCCCATACGCTGTCCGGCACAGGATATTTGGCAAGCCGTGCCTGAATGGACATCTCGGTTTCCACATCGCGGATGTTGTACTTTTTGAAGGCCAACCATTTATCTGGGGCATGAGCCGGAAGGTTGCGTGTGCGCTGACCGTTGGTTTTTGTAGGCGCACAGGGCTGACAGAAATATTTGATGAGTTCCTTGCCCTCGGTCAGCTTCTGCTTCTCAAGCCCAAGCACAGCACCGACACCTTCCAAGGAAAGCGGCAATCCCATCGTGGCAGCCCAAATCATGGAACAGCGCCAAGAGTCCGGCTCAAGGTAATCACCTGTGGGATATCCAAGGTGGCGAGACAGGCAGATGCGTTCAAAGGCAGCATTGAAAGCCCATTTGATAACAGAATCATCGGTAAGAGCAGCAACTATATCAGCAGGGATGGTTTCACCGCAGGCAAGATCCACGATCTGAACGGGAGCGCCATCAACGCTGTAAGAAAATAAAAGTATTTGAAATGCGGGAGACTCTACATAGCGGTAAACACCGCATTTGGCGAGGTTCTGATCGCTGTAGGTCTCAATATCAATTGACAGAGTTTTCATAGGCACCGGTCCTTTCGCTTACCCCCAACAGGGTGGCAGATTGCTCCGCCACCCAAGGGGTCTGTGTATTAGTTGAGGAAATCGTCCTCGTCATCAGTTGCGAAATCGGACTCGGCACTTGCCTTGCCACCCAGGGGTTCACCCGCACGGATGAGCTGCAGGTTGTTCAGACCGCAGGCAATACCCTTGTTGCCGTTGGAGTTGAACGCATACAGATTGATGCTTGCACGGCCGTACACGCCGGAGTAAACCTCGGAGCGGGTCAGCACAGGATTGCGGTCAGCATCAACAATGCCGGGTGCCGTAGGAGAATTGGCATTGATGAAGTACGCATTTGCGTATGCGGGGTCATCGGGTCTCTCGATGTCACCATCGCGCAGAGGGGTCTTGATGGCAGCGAGAGGAGGAACGGACTTGCCGTTGCCCTTCAGCTTTGCCTGACCCTCCTGGTAGGCA